AGCCTTTTTTGGGTCACCGTTGGTTGTTATGTAGTTGTTGATGACTGTTGTATTGCTGCCGCCACCGTAACCACCGCTGCCTGAGTATTGCATATCTGAACCTGGGAAACCTGAAGATGCATAATTGCCAGCACTTGAAGAACCACCAACAACGCCACCAGTTCCAGGCACTATGGGCGCAAAACCACCTGATTCAACAATGGCAGTTACTTCTTTGCTAGTAAGAGGTGGCGGTGTAACTGTTGAGAAACTACCAATTGCTGCATAGTAAGCATCAACTGCGGCCTTAGCAGTATTCCAACCACTTGCAGCCGTCAACCCTGGTGTATCTAAACCTGCAAATGCAGTTTGTGAAATACCAGTAACTTTTGTGATGTATGCAATTACTGCATCGCGTGGGATTCCCCAAGCATTTGCAAGATTGTCAATTTCATCTGTTGTGATCTTGCCATCTTTAATTACTGCAAGGATGTCGGCATAACGCTGAGCGTTTTCATTGGCCTTCATTTGTCGTTCAATAAACGCAAGATATGAGGCATCAACGGCCTGAATTGCAAGGTTTTGTTGCTTAATCAGGTTCAATCGTGCAGCTTCAAGTTGGATTGGGTCAGTCTCTGAAGTTGCCTTTGTGCCAAATTGTTCTTGTAGTTGCTTTTGAACCTTGAGTGAAAGCAATTGAGCAGCAGTAAGTTTTGTGACCGCGCCAGCATTATTTGTTGTAACAACTGTGTTAGTTTTTATGACTTTGTTTAAGCCATTTGTTGTGGCTCCAAGTTTTGAAGAAATGTCTTGTACACCCTTGTATGACTTTACTGCCTTGTCTGCCTTTTTAGCAGATGCGGCCAAAGAAACACCAATAGCACCAGCAGTAATTGCAAATGCGCCAAGTGCTGCAGTAGCCGCCCCTGCTGAAAAACCGCCTGTCAAAAGTGCGGTAGCAATACCCGCTGAACTTGCTGCTGCGGTAAATGTAGCAAGCACTGGAATTAGCAAGCCAATGGCAGTTGCAAAAGCATAAACCTTTGAAGCGACAAAGATGCCAGCAATAACTGTTCCAAAAATCTTAATTGTTGTCAAATTGCGTGAAATGTAATCCACAAAACCAAACACGGCTTTGCCTAAGGCAACAACAAGTTCAGCAATATTTGTAAGGCTAGTTGCCAACTTATCTTTGTTCAGATCAATCCACGACTGAACTACTGGCAAAACATCTGTGATGATGTAATTGGCAAACTCTTTGATGACTGGCAAAAGTGCAAAGCCTAAAGTTTCTTGGACTTCACCAAAAGCTAAGTTCAAAGTTGTTAGTGGGTCAGTCTTGGCTAATGCACCTGCTGCCCCGCCGTAGGATTCTTTGAGAACATCCATCGCGCCTGCAAAGTCTTTTGTTTTAACAATGTTGTCACTAAGAGGAATACCAAGTTTCTTAAGTGCGCCGACATTGCCTGTTGTGGCCTTTGCAATTGCGATGCTGACAGTTTGTAAATCTTTACCCGTGGCCGCACTGGTATCTAGGGCAATTGCCTGCAGTGCTTGAGCCTGAGTTAAATCTTTTGTTGCAACCAATAGGGCTGACAATGATGGGCGCAGGGCGCTATCTGCAACATTGACAAGCAACTGTTGCTTTGAAATATATTCTTCAACACTAGCAATGGCGGCATCACTGGCACCGACTGTATTGCGCAGTGAGTTGGCAAGGATGGTTTGAGCCTTTTGATCTTCCATTGCAGCTTTAACTGCATCAACGCCCATTTTAACTGCAAATGCCGCTGATGCTGCCGCCGCCAACCCAAATGCTTTTACAGACTTTTTAGCAAAGGCATCAAAGTTTTTGCCAAGTTTGTTTATGTCTTTTGCTGCAGCTTTTGAGCCTTTATCAGAATACTGTGTGAGGATGCGGGCTACAATTGCGCCTGTTGCCATTTATGCACGCTCCTTGTTTAAGTGTGTTTGTAATTCTTTTTTGGCATCATTTAGTGCCTTTGCAACATTTGCTTGAATTTTATCTTTATCTTTGTCAACTACTCGCCAAACAACGCGAGATGCTGCACCAAATCTATTGCCAAGAGTTCGCAGAAATTGCGCACTTGAACCACCCTGTGAACCTGGTTTAGTAATACGGCCTGCAACTTCAAAGATTGAACCTGCTGCAGACTTGTTGAGCAAAGCACCCGCACTGGTTGTGTAATCACCTTTGCGAACTTTGCCTTGCGCTTTTGTCTTGGTGATTTTACTTTTAATTTGGCTGGCGTTCCATCCAGGCCAGCCTTCACCACCGCGAGTGCGGCCTTTGGCAGCATCTGCCTTACGCCAGCCACTCATCGGTGGGTCCTCATCAATCAACCCTTTTGCATCGCGTTCAGCGCCAGCAAGTTCGGTATTGATAACTTTGTTAAAGCGTTTCACAACATCTTTATCAAATTCTTTTAAGGCATCAAGAGTTTCTTTAATACCGCTGAGAACAATAACTTCATCTGCCATTTATTTGCTCCGCGCTTTATTTCGTTCCTTTAGGAATATAATCATTGCCTCTAAAATCCCGTCAGGGGCATCCATTAAATCAATGGGTGAAATCCCCGTTTCCACCGAAATAGCCGCCAATGAATAAGTTAGGCTATCTCGGTGGATTCGAAAGAATCGTTTGCCACCAGTTCAACAGAAATTAGATCGTCAAGGAAATCAGGGCCAAAAGGTTTTACTACTTTGCCATTGGCTTTAAGAATTTCGTGGCCTAGAAAATAAATGTGTTCTAGTTTCTGTTCTTCGCCCAATAGCTTTGCAAAACCTTTGCCGTACTTTTGCTCAAAAGCAACGATGATTCTAGGCGTTAGTGAATAACTGCCTTCAAATCCATCCTTAGTTTTGACCTTGATTGATAATCCATCCATTTGTTTCCCCCTTAGTTAGTTATGCAGTTGCTTTTGTGATTGTACCTGAAATTGGAAAAGTTGTACTTGCAGTTGCCAACTCACCAACGCCACCTGAAAGTGGTTGCCACTCTGAGATAAGTGCTGAGAATGAGTAACTTGGATTTGTTGGGCCAACTGTTGTTGCAACTGGTTTAACGACTACTGTTACTGCAGTTCCCAATAGTGGGTAAATTGTTGCCTCAAGTGCGCTTGTTGCATAATCCTGATTCCATTCAAAGGAAACTGAATTATCTTGCAAGCCTGCAATGCGCTTTTTTGCGGTATCGCCAAAACCTGTAGTTTCAACAATGTCGTATATTGTATTTAATGCAATTGATGTGCAATACGCACTCAGATCGGTTGTACCGAATACAACTGATGCGTTTGTTAGTACGATGCGTGCCATATTATGAAGTTGCCTTTGTGATAGCACCTGAAATTGGCCAGGTGACGGATGCGGTTGCTAGTTCTCCAACCCCGCCTGAAAGTGGTTGCCACTCTGAAACAAGGCAGGTAAAGGTGTATGAAGGTGATGTTGCACTTGTTGTTGATGTAGGTGAAACAACAACAGTTGTTGTAGTTCCCAGCAATGGATAAATAGTTGCTTCAACAAGTGAAGTACCGTAATCCTGAGAAAATTCAAAACTTACTGAATTGTCTTGTAATCCGCCGATTCTAGTTTTTGCAGCAGTTGATGAGAAACCTGTTGTCTCAACAACATCTGTTGTCGTATTTAGCGTGACATTAGTTCCGAAAGAACTTAAGACAACGCCATTGATTGTGATTTTTGCATCTGTTAAAACGATACGGGCCATTTATTCGGCTTCCTTTTCTGTTGCTGGTTTGATTGGCGCATTGCTCTTTAGGTGATCGCCAGCAACGAGTGCATCTGCGTTCAATCCAAGTTCAAGCAATTCTTTTGCGGTGATTGATTCACCTTTTTTCTTCGCCTCGAAATTGTCCGAGGTAACTGTGTAGCTCATTTTTCTCCTTATCCCCAAACGGTGAGACGGTAACGGTATGAAAGAAACTCAATATCTCCTGATGCGTAAGTTCCCGCTTCGGCTGATGTGACACGCAAAGTGTCACAAGCGCCGCCAAGAGTTCTATCTGATTCAATTGCTGCCTTGATTGAGTAATCCCCACTGCCTGCAAGGTACTTATCAAGTTCGTTTTGGCCTGAACGCTCACTAAAGCGCTGAACCAAAACAACAACATCTAGGTTTGCCTGGTCTAAACCACGGGCATTGTTCAAATCAAAAGTGAAATCTAATTGGCCAACAATGGCTGCAGGTGCAACTGGCACTGTAGGAATTAGTTCGTAAGTGCGCATCCCTTGAATTGCCTCTAGGTTGGCTTTTAAGCCGTTTCTAACCTCACTTGGCAACATTAGACGGCCAAGCCGTTGTTCTTGCGTAGCGGGCGCAATAGCGCCTCAACATCGGCATCTAGTTTTGCAGCCAAACGCACTGTTCCTAAATCTGTATTACCAGCAATTCCAAATGGTGACTGGTTACGAAGGAACAGGCGAGAGGCTTGAATCTTTGCTGCGGTCTTTACTTCATATGGAACCGCTGACCATCCAAAAACACCCTTAACCCGTATGGACTGAGGCAGGTTAAATGGGAAAACATAAGAGCCAACGGCCAACAGGCGCGACATTGGCCACCCGCGAGAAGGATTATTGACTGGTTCAAACATCGCATCGTCAGCGGTCCACACTGTTAAATACAAACGATCAAAGTTATCATCGGTTGCAATCTCGCTGATGCTTACAAAATCATCAATCGGTTGAATGTAGTAATCCGTTGGCGTGTAATAGCGTGTTGCTGGTGCCTGAGTAGTGCCATCCTTGTAAAAGAAACGGCCACAATAATCATCAATTTGGCGTGAGGCAGTTGCAATCGCAACTTCAAGAGCTGCGTTATCAATCGAATCTTCAAGATTGAGTGCATCCTTAACTTCATTCAGGCTTACATAGCCGTTAGTTATCGCCACGCGTGGTTCTCGTTTCTACTTTGGGAAGCATTGCGCGTTCCAGTTGTGGAACTGCGGTAGCGGTTTCCTTTGATTTTACCTTAATTCTTAAAATTCTTTTTATGCGTTCCATATATCGTGCTGCCTATCATCTAACCAGTAGCTCTTTGAGTGAGACAGAATTGCACCAGTGTTGACATAGATTGGAAAACCTAATGAACGAACTCGGCGGCAAAACTGTAAATCTTCGCCAATCCAAATGCCATTGATAGGGCCATCCCAAAACCAACACCAACTATCGCCCTGATGGGGGTCGGCATCTGCTCTAATCGCTTCCAATACGCTGCGGTGAATAAGCAAACATCCAGTGCCTGCAGCATCTACTTGGAAAACTGAATTTTTATCGTAATTGTTAAGTGGCAAGAAACCTTCAGGGGCATCTTGAAAAATTGTTGGCACTGGTTGTGGGTATGGGTGGCCTGTTTCAAAACTGGCAAATACCAAACCTGCTACAACTGGGCGCTCTGTATCGTGGGCAGTTTCAACTAACTTATCAAATGCCTCAACTGTAAGTTGTTCATCTGAATCAATCATTAGCAACCAATCAGATTTGGTTTCTAAAAACTGTTTCACCAAACGATTGCGTTGCTTTGAAAGCAAGCCTGAACCCTTGATTCGGATGAATGGGCCAAGCCGTGATGATCGTGATTGAGCAAGCTGAACCAAACTAAATGCGAACCCGCCGTTAACCGTTCCTGGGTCGCAACTGCCAATTGAAACTTTGTGTGCTGACTTCATAGATTCCCCCGAATCATTTAAGAAGTAAGAGGCGGGTTAGTCGGGGGAGAAAAACCCGCCTCTTACAATTTAGTAACTTTCGATTAGAAAGTTGGAGCTACCAAACCAGTGCCTGAAATAATTGAGGCTGCTAGTGGGTAACGCTCTGCAGAGAAGGCACCAAATCCGTAAACAACAGACTTGATTGTGAGTGATGAAGCACCAGTTGCATCAAATGACAATGCGAATGGTGAACCTGGTTGCTCCCATAGGTGCATTTCAGGTGCTGCTACGCAGTAAATCTGATCTTGGTTTGTTGCCGCACCGAGATTAGTTACAACATTTGCATCAGCAATGATTGGCAAGCCCATCATTGAGTAACCTGAGTTACCGTATCCTGCTGCGCCTGCACCTGTTGCTACGGCGTTCATTACGCCATTTGCAGTAGGAACTACTAATGGGCGATTGCTTCCATCCACCGCTGCGAGTAGAAATGCTAGGCGGCGTGGGTGCATAATCCAGTGTGTTGGTGTCTCAAAGACATTTGACTGAATCTTTTGGATTGCATCAGCCAACTTTGGATATAGCAAAGCAACTGTTGGTGATGTTGCAGTGAAAGTGATTGCATTTCCACCTGAATTTTGGATTCCCTTGAACTGGCCGTTTGAGCCTGTTCCGTTTAGAACCTGGTTATCAAGTGTTGTGTGCCATGAACGAATGAGGTCAGCAACAACAAATGTGTCAATGCCTGTTCCTCTTTCGATCGCCTGTCGGGATAAATCCTGCTGGCCCGCTATGGTCCGAACTGGGATACTCAAAAGTGTATCATCGGCATCAGTTTCTGAAACTGCAGTGTTCTGTGTTTCTTGAACTGCAGTTGATGTTCCTGTTGTCATGCGGCTAATTTCTAGCGACATTCCAGCGGCAGGTAGTGTGTGCTTTGAAGTTGCAAAATCTGCAGTTGGTCGGCCTGCGCGTGCAAATGGTGCAGCGAGTTCAACTAAGTATTGTGGAACAACTAATCCAGCGAAGTTTGATGTATCAACATCACGGCGCTCAATTGATTCTTCCTTTGTGTGGCGAGCAAGGCGCTCTTGTGCGTTGTAATCGCCGCGAACCTGAGCGTTGAATACATCCTTAACGAATGAAACATTTGCTTCAGGTGCGTATGTGCGTGCTTCGCGTGTGATAGATGTTCCACCAACGCGAGGTGTGATTACTGCTGCAACAGATGAGCGCATTTCTGCAACCTTTGCATCTGCTGCTGCCTGTGTTGTGAACTTTTCGATCTTTGCATCTAGTGCGCGTGACTCTTCAACAAGAGCATCAACCTTTTCGGTTTCCTCTGCAGTAAGGTCGGTGCGAGATTCTGCGGCTACTGCCTCAAGAACTGCATCCATTTCTGCCTTAACTGCATCACGGCGCTCAAGAGCAACATCAAGATATGACTTTGACATTTTTCTCCAATGAGTGTTGTAATTGTTTGAGGTGGTGGCAATGCTCTCCACGGCGCTTTTAGGGTGTGGGATTTGCTCCGACTTCGATCTGCTACTTGTGC